CAGTGTCCCAGTATCGTTGGTCTGTGAGGCTCATACTCATCATGCGACGGTCACCAAGTAGTGCCGCCATACGCAAGTCACCGTAAGCAAGAATGTTCGTGCTCACTTGTGCTGACAGAGTACCGTTGAGCACGTTGGTAATAACAACCGGAGAACCCAAAAAGCTGAGCTGTCCACCCGCTGCAACATTGGCTACAGTGTTTCCACCGGCAGCAATTTGAAGTCGTTCCATCGAAGCACAATAGCCTTCCTTGGAAATGAACCAAGCAGGATTGATTCCAGGAAACTCAGGCAACTTACCCTTAATCCCGATGAAGTCTTCCATGTCCAGAGTACCGAAAGCAGTGTTGCCAGTCAGTGCTGTGTAGATCGAACCTGCCGCAACAGCGTTCATCACGCCGAGGATGTTGTGGTATGTCGATGTACCGTCACCGTTAAAGCCTGCGTTATCTTCCGCGTAAGCAAAAGCAATTGCAGATTCAACAGCCAACTCGTCGGCCATTGAAACCAGTGAATCCTCGGAAAGTTCATCGCTCATCTTGGTCCAGGCTTTCCACTTCCGAGCGACTAACTCGACGTTGGTATAAGCTGGTTCAGATTGCGTTCCCGTGTTGCTGGATTCGTTTGCCGTGTTGGTTTCCGCGACTGGATAAGCAGTCAATCCGCTAGTGCGAACTGGAACAACTAAGCGGTCGCTCGACATTGGACGAACGCGAGCAAATCTACGGAAAACACCGTACTGCTCAACAAGCCGGATGATTTCCATGCTCGTCTCGGCAGGAACAAACAGGCCGCCTTTTTCGTTGCTGTCTTCACTCAGTGCAGCAGTCAAACCATGCTCTTTAAGCCATCGCTTGCTGGACGACTTGTTGAGCAATTTCGCAGCGACCAGATGACCGAACACGAAAGCGTTTTGCTCAGCCTTTTCGCCGGTAAACGCCTTTAGCACTGAGACAGAACGAGCCTTAGCAGGAACTACAATTTCCTTACGCTTGCCACCGTCAATCTCGGCTGGCTTGCGATCACCGATGTTACCTGCGATCTCTTGGACGCGAGCTTCAAACTTGATTGCACGCTCAAGATCGCGGCCGAGGTTCTGAAGCTCCCCGTCCTTGTCGCCGATGCCCTGAATGGTATCAACTAGAGTCTTTTCTTCAGTGGTGAACTCACGCTTTTCGGTTGCTGCCAGTTCAAATAAAGCCTTTACTTCGGCTTCTTTGAGTGCAATTTCAGCCCGAATCTCTTTACTCTTTTTTGGCATTTCGTGACCTTACTTTGTAGTGCAGGCCAACGAAAAAAGCGGCTTGGCCTGCGAACTGAAAACGGTTTAATACGTTTCCAATCTGCTTGCCGTTGCCGCTAATGAGTTGCAATCGGTTTTGCGAATCGGTTTATTTTTGCGGGTCTTTCCCGCGTGAGCTTTATTCTACGCAGATCGTATAAGAAATGTCAACAGTGAAATAAAAACCAAGCCTTGCCAGTCCCCGACGAGCCGCACCTTACCTTGCCAGACCTTACCACGCCAAGAAAAAAGCACCCACCGACCTATTCGCCCGATGGATGCACCCATGCCGGGCCGAGCCTTACCGTGCAGTGCCGTGCCGATCACCGACGCGCCGCACCTTGCCCAACCGTACCCTGCCAATCCGCGCATTACCATGCCACGATAAAAGACTCACCCAACCTATTCGCCTGAGTGAGCCAACCATGCCACGCGTTGACTAGACATGCTGCGACATGCACCGCCTCGCCAAGCCACGACTCGCACCACCCCGCTAAGCTTCAACCAATTCGCCTACTAGCTCCCACTTGAACCGACCGCAACCGATCGACCTGCCATCGCATAACCCCACGCTAATTTGCGCGTGATTCAACGCACTACAAAGCATGTCGATAGTTACCAGGGATTCTTCTAAATATACTTCAAACTCAACCGCCCACTGCTTGAATCGTGCCCTTGTTCGCATGATGCTTGCCGACTGATTTCCGCAAACGGTAGTCCAAACGAAGTCATCAGGATTCGCATACATTCCTTCAAAATCACGGGGACCATCATACAGGATCGGAGCATCATCATTAACAAATGCTCCAGACTCAAATTGCTTTCCGTTCTTTTCCTTCCTTGCTGCCTCAATCATCATCTTGCGAAGATTCTGTGCTGGAACGAACGGCCCAATCTGGTCGTTGATGTACAGGCTCGATAGAAACTCGAGTTTTTCCAACTGATCCAAGTCCGCGTCCGTTTTCCGCTTGCCCTTCGACGTAATAGCTGAAATTTGTTTTTTCAGCGGGTTTCGCGGATTGACGCATTGATTGTTGTGTAAAACCAGCGGCGTCCGACCTGTCAAACGGACAGTAACTTTCTTTGCTCCCATCTCTAACTCCTTCAAGCTTTATCAGTTCATAGCGGCGAGCGCGAATGACTGACGTGACGGCATCATGGCATTCCCTACAAAGCACTACAACGTGATACATAGTCAACTTGTTTTGCCGATCCAGTTCATAGGCACGAGCGCTTGCATGATGACACTCAAGGCCATGCTTGACCTTGCATGTTTCGCAGCAATTACGTGCGAACCTAAGTCTGAATTCGCGGGATTTGACGTATGACGGGCCGTAGATTTCCTGCATCGCATGCACCTGCCGTCTATTAGGTGCCCCCTGCGGTTAGCACACAAAACTAGCGGCAGCGATGCCACAGAATTGATCCGCTGGGGGCGTGTTTAAAAAGTTCGTTTTGTGTGCTGAACGAATCTTATCAAAGATTGTTTTGAAGTCAACTATCGCAACACAGAAACGTACCGATATTTTGGAATGGTAATACCTGTCGTGTTATACATCGCCTGCGGCGCGTTGCGAAACCAATTAGCAACGGCAGGAGGTTGCTTGGACTCGCCCTCGATCTTTGTGCTAAGTCCAACCTCCAGCGACTCCTCAGCAGTGAACCAAGTTTCGGCCATCATTAGAGATTCAATCTCATCTTCAGTTTTTTTGATAGCGTCCTTGTAAATTGAAACCAGAGTCTTATCCCCTGCCTCAAGCATAGCCAGAGTCTTGCGAACCTCAGACTTATTTCCAAACGCAAAACTCATTGCTTCGTGAATCATCCACATCGACCCCTTCGCACTAGTTCTAGTCTCACCTGCAAGAGCAATAATTGACGCTGCACTTGCGGCTAGTGCATCAATAATCACATCAACCCCGCCAGAGTATCGACGAAGTGCGTTGAAAATAGAAATCCCTGTAAATACATCTCCTCCAACGCTATTTATCCGAACTTTCGCTCGTTTCCCTCCGAGTGAATCGAGAGCGACAATAACCGCTTCGTCAGTGATACCATCACCAAAAAAATCGGCACCAATCGGCCCGTACAAAAACAACTCACCACTTTGTTTATCTACTAGCATGGTACTTCCCTAATTAAATATCGCCGCGTCTTGTTTCTAAGCATTGGTAACACCAATACGCCGACTCGTTTTCATCTTCAGGATAAATTTCCGCCGTGTATGGATCGACGGAAATTATACACCTGCGTACTTTACCGCACCGAGAGCACTCAGTAACCTCGCAGTCTTCATTGTCGTCGAAGTCGTTTAATATAATGCCACCAATTCCTTCGTCAGTTTCTCAGCCTTTGACGGCCAATTCGCCACCAATTTCGTAACCAATTCCGTCAGTTCGTCGGTCGTCTTTGCCTTATCGGCACAATCGAGTAGCTCCGCTTTCGCTGTCTTGCAATGCTCCGCAGCGGGATACTCCCCAATGTCTGCTGACCATGTTTTTAGCCACTTAGTGTATAGCTTTTCAATCTTATCGACAAAGTTTGTAGCACTGCAAGCCGCAATAGCTTGCCGTCCCTCTGTTCGAAGCAGCTGCTTAACACGATTCTTAACTACATCGCTGCCGCTTGATTTGCCATCTTGCGGATTAGCTGCACCAGCTGGCTTTCCACTAGTTGTATTTGGATTGTCATAATTATCGCCGCCCTCGTACGGATTCATATCAAGCCATTCGCGAGCCTCGTTGCCGTTGATGACTTGCGACGATCTTAGTATCGAGATTATTGTTGCGGTCGTCTGTTTATCCGTTCGAAGTAGAGCACCATCGTTGAATTTGAAATAGTATCCGCGTTGTTGCTCTGCTTCTGTTAGTAGCTTAACCTCACACTCTTCTTCCCATGTCTTCAGCCATGCCGCCAAACAGTTTTGAAGGTATGCTAGATTCTTTTGCTCTAGCGAATTGTAGGAAACGCTCGAGTCATCACCTAAAATGTGCTCCAACATAAAAAGCAACGCCGAGTCTTGACGCTGGAACTTTCGTTGCTCGATAAACTGGGCATCACTTGCTGACATTTGCAAGACGTTTGCCTTTATGCCACGCGTTAGCAATCCGCTCTTGCCAGCGTTATCCTCGCCGTCGTGATTATCTCGAAACCACTTCAGGAACTCCTCTGCGTCCTTCTGCTTATTCATCACACCATCGGGAGCCTCGAGCATCAGCCCGCCTGCATAGCCCTTTTTCTGCCGACTGCGTTCTGTGTTTTCAGCACCGATTCCAAGGTTCCAACTGCGAGCCGCCAAGCTAATGAGCGAACACCCTTTAACACCGTCATATCCAAGCCCTGGAATATGCAAAACCTCATCGTCGTAAAGTGGAATAACCTCAGCCTTACCGGACTTTCGACTCCGTTCCATTGCTTGCCGGATATCCTCTTCTTGCGTCAACCGTTCGTCGCGATCTGGCTTGTAAAAGAATACTTTGCGGCCTTCTACCATCATCGGTTCGCAGCGATCTGCCATCAACGGGATTAGCTCAGTCATCAATCCGTCACGCTTGATGTACGCGTATCCGTTGCCCAATAGCAACGCGTGAACCATCATCTGCCGCTTAAAAATGAACG